CCCTGTAACTTACTACCACAAGTCGTACAAGGGTCGTTGTCGTCAAACAGGTAAGCATAAAAGGCGATGAACGTATCTTTGTCCTCGCTCACCGCCTTTTCATACCCCCCAATGAGCAACTTATTCAATTTCTCATCTGTAAAAACCATTTCACCAATTTATTTTGCCACTATGCAGCAAGTTTCTTATCAAACTTCTTCTTAGTGGTTGCGTAGTCGGTTTCGAGCCATTTCAAAGCCACATTAGGCTCTTTTTGATTTGCAGGAGTTGAAATTGTGAGTTTGAAAGCGCCACCATTAGTGCGACCTTCACCTTCTGTTACTTCTAATCCTACAAAGAATCCTAATACATCAAAACTGCTCTCACCTTTGGCTTTATGCTCAATTACCGCAACCAATTGCGCACCGTTTACAAACTGGTCAATCTGCTCGTACTCCTCAGCACTCTTGCCATACACAGTAATACCTATTGAGTGCTTATAGCCGTTGAAATCATCATCTGAAATCTCTGGTTTAATACTCTCTGATATGTGTGTTTCTTTGAAATTGTCAAAGAAGTAACCTGTCTTGCTCGCTTTGAGCACAAGCGAACTCATTTTGTTTTTCGAAGCGTCTACTGTGGTTGCTGCGAAGTCTATATCTGCTCTATTGATGAGCAAGATACGCTTCTCAATACCCTTCACTTTGTCTGTACAGTCAAAGGTCAAATCTTTACTTAACGCATTAATACATTCTGCCATAATTTCTCTTTTAATGTTTAATTGTTAATGATAAATGGCTAACTATACATTAACCATTTATCATTAATCATTACTAAATCGCCATTGCTCCGGTGTTACCAATCACTCGTTGGAAGTCTGCACGGTAAGAAGCCTTCAAGTAAACTTCTTCAAACTTACCGCCTAAGTACTCAACTCCTATGTCTTTGAGCGCTCCCATACTATCAATAGCAATTTGGCATTCATTCTTGTCAAGCAACAAGGCTCTGTGTGGGTTGTGCCACTTAGTGCCGTCGTCAAAGTTAGAGCGTATCATATCGTCTAACCATTCAGAGGTAACCACAGGTACACCTTCGAACTCTGATACCATATAACCGCCCTCAACCATTTTAAACGATTGCTCGTTACGGAACTCCTTGCGCATAAAACGTGTTAAGTTGGTTGCTAAACTCTGTGTAATTACAAACACAGGAGAAGCTCCTGCCTTAAATCCTGCAATATCTTTCAATTGACATAGCACCTTGTACGCTCTGTCTTCTGCAAGAGCACGTTGCCCAGCATAATTTGCTTGTGCATTCTCATCAATAGTAATCTTTCTCTCAGGCGCGGTTGCTACCATTTTCTCAAACTGAGAGAAAAGTCCGTTAAGCACGTTAAAGTTAGCCTTGTCCAAGCCCGCTTTAAGCACTTGTGTACCACTACCACTACCTACTGTCGAATGGTTCTTGTCTGCGAAAAATACGAATCTATTGAAGTCGTTCAATATGCCTCCTTCAATAAGTGACACCAAAAACGCCACATAATCCGAATCGTCAATGTTAAAACGGTCTGCTCCTGTTTTAGCCACCCAAGCGTCGAATGTTTTTTCAAGTGTAGAATAACAATCTGAAACATTCACCTTTAACGGCACAGGGTCAAACCAGCCTGTGCGCACTTGTGTATCAAGTGGCTTAGAAGGCTTACCACAACCTTCATCTAAGTGAGTTACATTCGATACTGGCGCATAATATCCGAACTCAGTACCTTTCACAATACCCTCACGAATTGTAAAGATTTGTTGCAATGGGAGCAAACCAAATTGCCCTTCTTCTAACAAGTCCTTAATTCTCTTGATGTACTCCTTATTTCTTTCAGCTTCTTTAAGAAACTCTTTAAATGCTGTATTTGCCATATTTTATCCCTTTAATAGTTAAAATTACTTGATACGACCCAAACGTTTACGAATTTTGTCCATATCCAAACTACTTCCACCAGCAGAAGATTCATTGCTTGTTGCTCCTTTGTCTTCTGCTGAAAATCTACTTTGTGTCGATTTTATCTTAGCAAATTCACTTGATAAAACTTCAATCTTCTCAGCCACCAAGTTAAAGCATTCCTCCAATTGTTTAGCAAACTCCTCTTGGTTGCTTTCATCAGGATTAGGTTCGCTCGCCTTTTCCTTAATCTCCTTAATAGCCCCGCCTTCCACTACCAGCGTGCTCTCATCTTTCAAAACATACTCGCCATCGGCAAGCGGTTTTTCTGCGTCTTCTCCCCCGTCAGTCTTTTGTTTCACTTTGTCGCCCACTTGTGGCTTTTCAGCCTCAGTAACTACGGTAATAATATCACCGTTAGCAAGTGTCAAATCCAAGTCAAAAGCCTTGTTAATTGAAAAGTCAAACGCTTTTTTCACTCTTTCTAAAATATTCATATAATCAACTTTTTTTGTTTTACTTTTGTTTGAAAAAAATAGTCCATTCGTCGCAGCAGGCACATCTACCAAGTCAGAAGCCACCCACCAATCAAGAGATAGTCCTGCAAATCGTTTTGTTTCTCCTCCTTCTGTTACCTCTTCTATAACCTCATCGGCAAACACATATACAGAATTTCCAAACATATCTGGACACTCCGAAGCCATTGAAATAACATAATCAGCAATCGAAATACCCCTGCCCATTACTTGCGTCTTCTTAGCCACGTCGGCAATAAACAAATCGCCGTACAGGTTGCCATTTTCAATTCTGAAATTCTTAAACCAACCTATTAGTGAACCCAAATCGGAGGTTCCAAAAGAGGGGTGCTCAAAACGAGATTTTATTTTACCTTCCTTCTCTCCGTATGCTTTTAACTCGTTTAAAAATCTTTCAGAGAAGTAATAACCATTCTTGTTGAGTCCTTTATTAGCCAATGCTACCCCATAGATAACGCCTTTTTCAGCGTCAATCTGTGAGGCTGTCAATTGTTCATTATGTGTGCTAAAACGAATTTCCATATGGCAAAATTACGCACAACCTACCCTACAACGTTGCTAATGTATGTTAGCAATGAATTATAAAGCATTTCATTACCTTTGCCCCATCATTACGGTTGTGGTTTTATTTGTTGTTAATTTAATTATTCACAAAAAAAGCACACTTTTTATAGTGTGCTTTCTTCTATTGAAAAATTCATTTGTTTTCTTGTATATTTATTTAGGTTATTATTAAACGAAAAACACGCCTCAAAAAGCGTGTTTTTTTTCCCTTGTAGGATTACGTCTAAATGTTTCTTTAAAAAAAGCGCGCCTATTGCCGTAGGTGCGTTTTTTTATAATCAATTAATTATTAGTAAGACTTTTAAAGTAATAATAAAAAAGCCCCTTCGTTCGTATGCCCATCTCTCTGTGACCATTTACCAAAGCCGACACCTCAGCCTTTGACAGCCCCAAATCCTTAACTAATTGCTTATTCCCTACCTTGTAGCGGTTCATTCGCTCCTTAATCCAATTAGGCGTTACCTCCTCCACAGGACTCGCCATATAACACCTTGCTCCAATATTCAGCGTATAATCCCCAAAGAAAGGCATAAAGAGTCCCTGAGCACGTTCTCTTAAATCCTTATCTGTTAAATAATTCTCACTTGGGCTCTTTTCCTGATAAACAGAAACAACAAGAACTTTTGTAGCCTTATCTATATGCTCTATTTTAAAGAAAATACGAGCATACCTTTGATATTGTAATGCCAAATGCTCTAACTTATCCAACTGCTCATCTGTGAGTAAGTCTTTTATTTTGTGTACTGCTTTAACTATATTCATATTTATTATTATAAAAGAGGGGAGGAGTTACCTCCCCTTTCATTGTTACAACTCAATTACATTTGCATTTGTAAGGTCGAAAATCGCTAACTGCTCATTAGCCCTTCCAAGTTCTAAGGCTGTTGGCAAATCATCTACTATCATTACACAATCGTAGTAAAATTGTTTGCTTTCTCTATCATACCAACCGCCTACTACATAAGTGCTTTGCGTTGCAACCTCAATAACTCTTTTCAACCCTTCATCTCCAAAACTATCTTGTGTCATTCTCATTGCTACACAATAGCCTTTTTTAGGAGTTTGAAAATCTAACAACGAAACAGTGAATCCTTCTTTGTTAGCCTCTGCAATCTGTTTAATCATTTGGAATATTTCCATAATTGTTTTTTGACCGTGTTATACAGTTGTCTCTTCTGTTCTAATTCAACGGTACAAAGATACGGCAAACTTTTTAATTATGCAAACTTTTTCCAAAATATTTTTCAACTTTTTTTGTTTCATATTTAACAAATAAAAAAGCACCTTATTAGGGCGCTTTATTTTTGTCCTTATAATATTCCTCCCAGTGTGCTAATAATTTTTCTGCGTGCTCTTTTGGAGTTACTTTGATATACTTTAAAAAACTCGCCTCCGTTGTGTGTCCTGTTATCTTCATTATTGATAATGTATGGAAATTCATCAAGTATAAGTTAGTAGCGAATGACCTCCTGCAAGTGTGTGAACTTATTAATTGCCACTTTTCAAAC